ATTGCAGATTCCCGTTTGATCCGGCCCTTGCTCACCATGTCGGACAGGAACGCCGTGCGAGCCTTCTCCATTTCGGCGGGTGCCAGCATCGCCGCGCATGTCATATTGCATGGCATGGCGGTAAGGCTGAGTTCAATCCACCGCCATTTACGGATAATCGCCCGCGCGGACGGGTAGCGTTTGAACTCTTCGGCGGTTGGACTGCCCCAATCGGTAGCCTCAAAGCCGATCGACACACCCAAATCCCCGCCCTCACGGATGATTGTTAAGCAGTCGTCGCCGATACCGGACTTCATGCCGGGGTAGATGTAGGCCCGGAACTTCCAGCCCTTCACCCCGTTTTCGTTGTATTGCGAGAGTTGGCGAATCTTGCCGATAGCGTTGGAAATGCCGTAATAGTGGTCGCTGTAGAGCGTGCGGGTCTGCGTGATATACGAAAGGTCCGCCCCTTCTGGCAGAACTACCTCGTCGCTTGAGTCTGTGAAGTCATTGGTTGCGACCCCCACAATGTCGCGGTTTCCCTTGTCTTCTACGGCTTTCAGGCCCTTGATGGTCATGCCGACAATGCCGATACCGGACTTGGCGTCCATGCGGTAGCCCAATTCGGCCGCGCGGGACTTGATAGACTGCTGAATCATCGTTCCGGTCATCGCGTTAATGGTTCTCATAGTGTGTCTCCGTACAGGTTCTCACAGTTGCAGCCGGGATGAGCCGGGATTCGGTCGATTACTTCATTCACGCCGGGGAACTCGCCGGGCAGGGCAAACGGTTGGTCGATCGGGATTTTCCCGCCCAATCCCTGAATCTTCGCGTAGATGCCCTGACAGACTTCGCAAGGGTTGCCGCCCAATATCCAGTTCTTGTATTCCAGATTGATCGACTTAGCAAAGTCATACGCCCCTTGCCCTTCGGCGTTCACCGTTTCGGTTTTGGCTATGAGCATGGCGCGGTTTTCGGGGTAGCCGCTGGAAACAATGTCTGCCGATACCTCTTGCATGGTCTTACCCTGCTCAAGACCGGCAGTTACGGCGTTACGAATCTGATCTTCGGTGGTGCCGCTGATTTGCTCGATGATGAGGCTGTTGTGCTGCGAAACTGCGGCGATAGCGTCTGCCTGAGCCATGTTGAAGGTCGCCCCCGCGTCTACCGCCTGAGCCTGACCCGCTGCCATCCATGCGTCCGCCGTGTATTTGTTGACGATCTGGAGCAAAGCCGCCCGCTGAGCCGCGTCAACTACTACCACGCCCTCCGCCACGTTCGCGCCGACGGTTGTCATCCAGCTTTGCACTTCGGCGCGGAAAGCCGATTCAATCGCGTCGATCGACTCCTTAGCCTTTGTGCGGACCTTGTGGGGGTGGTCGTGGTCGCAAAGTGATTTGGCAGCATCGACCACGGGAGCAGGTGTCGCCTCTTCCTTCGGCAATTCAAACCCCTTGAGAGGCCCGAAGATGCCGCGAAGAGTCGCCTCGTCGATTGCGGGGAATGCCGCGCGTGCGATACTGACCGCCGTTTCCATCGGGAGCGTTCCAGCCGCTACCTGAGTCGCCAGCCCTGACAATGCGGTGACTTGTGCCCCATTCAGGCTTGTATCCTTCGCCAATCTATCGACTTCGCCTGCGGGCTTTGTGGTGTCTGTGGTGGAAGGTGTTTCCGGCTCTTCGACTTCGGCGGGTTTCACCGCCGCGAGTGACAGCATCGACAAATCCGCCGCCGATGTAAGCGAGAGAGGCATACCGGCAAAGCGGGGGATTGCACCCAGCCCGTTGGGAAGCGGGTCCAGCCCGTCAATCGCGCGCACCTCATCTAGCGTCAAGTGCCCGCTATCGCTTCGGATCTTCGCCAATTCCGCCTCTGCCTTCTCATCCTCGCTAGTGGGCGAGTCGTAGCAGAAAAACTCGGTTTCCGCGATCCAGCCCATTCGCCGGAAGTGGTCTGTGAGCTGCCGCGCGTCACGATCCAGACGCGGCCAGATTGTTTGCTCCGTGTAGAACTGCAATCCGGTCTTTGCCGCTGCCAATGCCCCTTCATTGGGCCTGATGATTGATTCGGGGATGCCGAAAGCGGCCCAGATTCGCCGCTCGCTGACCTGTTGGCCGGCCAAATACTCCATTTCCTTCGGTGCAAATCCGAGGTTCTTAATATCCGCGAACTGCATAACCAACGGCTTCCCGCTGTTCTTGATGCCGCGCACTTGCCGCTCGAAATCCTTAATCGCCTGTTCCCGCGCGGTTTGGCTCATCGTTTCGGGCAATTGGATTGCCAGCGGGGGACGGCCTTCATTCTTCCCGCGTGCGGCCTCTGCGGTTGTGGCACTAGTCATAAGGTCCGCATCGCTCATGCAGCCCCAAAGCGGCCCAACGCCGTAATACGGGTTGTCGAGGGACGGAAGGTGTGGGCAGTGCAATACCTCTTCGCGCGGAATCTGAATCTCTCGCACACGCTCGCGCCCATAGTTCCAACCCCAAAGAATCTCGCCGTTGTCTTCGGCAATTGCCGACACAAACGCGGGCCTGAGCGTCAACAACTGGTCATCGGTTGAGTAAATCCAAGCGTTGCCCATTGACTCTTTAGCCATGAACCGCAGATAGGCGAACGAAAACGCATCCTCAAACTGATTTGGACGAGCGAGCATGTCCAGCCCGATAGAGCTATCGACTTCTACAACGTCCATGCCCGTTGCATAGTCCGCCTTGATTCGCCGCAGGGTCTTCGCGCGAATCTTCGACACTCGCCCGCCCTTCTTATTGCGGTAGAGCCGGATCGGGGTAGAGGCACACACTTCAGCGTTCTTTGTGGCGCAGATATAGACCCATTGAAACAACCGCGCGGCGTAACTCTCACCCGGCTTGCGGCTGTAGCGCGTTTGCGTAAGCTCTTGCAGCGTCACCGTTGCGTCAATCCACGTTTCAACCGTCTTGACCTTTGGAGCCGAGCGTTTGCGTTTTACCTTACCAGCCATTGTCGTCTCCTACTACGGTCGTCCACATTGATTCGTCGTTTCTACGGGCTTCGATGCTTGCGGGGTCGTATGGGGCTTTGGAAGTGCCGGAGGATTGGTAGAGGAATGGCGTTGGTGTCGTCGCGTAAATATCAAACGCTGACACTGCCATAGCCAATGCACATACGCAATCGTCAAACTCGCCATCGGGTGCCGAGTACCGCACGTTCCCGCTCGGTGTCACCGTGTACTCGAAAGACTCCAACTCGCTTCTAATCACGCCATCCAACACGCTTACCTTCTGGTGTTGAATCGCTACCGCCAGCCCGCCCATGATTTGCTGTTTGCTTGTGGACGTGAATAGGAACGGCTTCACGCCCTCGCACACGCGAGCCAATTGCTCAACGATCGGATCGCCAACGCCCGTAGCATCGGCCAGAGAGAGGGTGTTTCCAATCGCTTCCTGAATCCGCGCCATCGCCGTAGCCCAATCGGTGCCATTGAACCGCAGAACGCGGCAAATGTCGCCGTTGCAATCCAGCCCGATTACTACCGTGAAGTCATGCTTGCGGGCAAGGTCGATGCCGAAACAGACGGGTGGCAGGTTTGATATGGGCTTGATGCACTTGGCGATACAGTCGAGGCGGAATGGGTTGGAACCGTCCTCACTCGCTTCGGCTAAATAAAGTTCACGGAACACCGCATCGGGCAAGTTGGCCTGAGCATCGGCCAACGCCTTCGGGTCCATTACGCCTCCCGCAATTGCATCGTGTGCCGTTAAACGGTGGAACGTCCAGCCCTCTTTGCCTGCTTGCGCCTTGCGAGCTTCTTTCCATGCCCAGTTTTTCCGGCCTTTGACGTTGCCGATAATCCGCATCTTCCCCATTGTCGCCGTGAGTGTTGAGTACGCTGCCGCATACGCCTCCTCCCGCATACGGCTAGCCTCATCCAACACGCACCTTCCGTAGTCGGTGCCGTAGATCGCATCGTAGTTGTCCGCGCCTTTGAAGTAGATTCTTGCGCCGTTAATGCTGATCCAAAGATCAGACTTGTTTGACTTCCAGATTGTTCGGCCCGGATCGCTTGCGGTAAGCCAACGCTCTAACCGCTCAAACATTGCTTGGCAGTGCGCGTACGCAGGACTCAGCCATAGACTCGCCATCTTCAATGGATCGCTCAACGTTTCAGCGATTAGCCAGTGCATCGCGCCCACGCTCTTTCCGCTCTTTGTCGTCGCCTCTGTAATTGCAAAGCGTTCCGGCCCGTAGAAGCACGCGGCCTGACCGGCATAGAGAGCAGGAAGCTTTACCTTCAGGCTTGACATATTACCCCCAAATCTGTTACCATAAGATCATGGAAGAAACATGGAAAGACGTTATTGGATATGAAGGTTATTACGCTGTCAGCAATCTTGGCAGGGTCAAATCTCTTGACCGAAAAATCTTTCGTAGTGGAAGAGGTGCCGGGTTTGTTCGCATACCAGAGAAGGTCCTCACTCCCGGAAAAAACGTCGTTTCGGGATACCCATTCGTCAATCTGCGGAAGAACGGATTTACTAAGTCCGTCACCGTTCACACCCTTGTTGCCGTTGCGTTTATTGGAGAAAAACCAATAGGAATGGAGTGCTGCCACGGAAACGGGAACCGATGCGATAACCGCATTAGCAATCTTCGTTGGGGAACTCGTAAAGACAACTACGAAGACAGCATCGCCCACGGTCGCGTTGCGCGTCGCTATGGTTCCGGAGGGGCTTGGATTAAACCTATCCACGTCGATCAAACTCCACAGTAATTACTCTCTCTGTTACGTTCTCTGTTGATTTACCAGCGTCAAGGCGTGCGTTCTTATCCTCAAGGTGCCGATCGGCTTGATCCTGTCCAGCCATCGCCACAAACAAGCTGCTTGCACGGATCGCGTTCTCGTCCGCCGCTTTGTCTGACACCAGCGGATTGCCTTCCTTATCGAATCCGGCGATTACCACTTCTTTCTTGACGATCTTCAGCGCGCGTGCCTTGATAATCGCCTTCTCTTCTGGTGAAACGTCCCAACCTCTGTTGATTGCCATTTGTGCCATATTCAAATCCGTCACAGTGCGGTACGGATCGCTAGGCGAGAGCAACCCATCCTCGCTTTTGTCAACGTACGCGGGGACAGCCTTCACCTTTGGGGGTGGGGGAGTTCCTTCGGGGTCGTCGGGCATGATGTAGGCTTCGGTACTCATTCGATGACGTTCTCCCGCTTGTCTTTGTCGAACCGCTTTGCAACCTGCTCCGCAACGAAAAACGCGATTCCGTGCAAGCCGCCAATGGTGTATGCGACCGCCAACAGTGGGAAGTTGTCCGCACCTGAAAACGCAAGTC